CATCGTACAAAGGTTTTTGCTGTACTAGGAATTGAATGTATAATTCCATGTTGTCGAAATTGTCCTCATTAACAAAATCTGATACTACATTTGTTTGATCGTCTAATGCTTTCTTAATAATCGGATAAGCATAACGCTCATACTCGCTATGTAATTTTAAATAGGTCTTATGATATTTAACACTACTTGCCATTGATTGTAGCATTATTATAGGCCTGATCTAGCGATAGATCCTCAATAGGCACTAAGTTAGCCGGAACGTAAACCTTGCCCATTTCTGTAGTGCTGATTTTATCATAGCCTTGTGCGATTCGCTTTTCATCTGGAGTAATCCAGTATGAGTTTGCTAACCAATCAGTTAGCTTTGCCATATCCTCCTGCATTTCAGGATAGGAGCTAAAGTCAAAATCAAAGTAATACTTCTTGCCGTATACCTTTGCGTATGGCTCGCAAACAAATTTATTGATAGCATCCCTGATCTTGCGAGATAGTGGAGCGGTTGCGTTGTATATTAACTGCTTTGATGCCCATCCCATATTATTGTCAGTCGATGCCGCCTCACTACCTGAAAACTGGATAGGAACGTGAAACGCTGCATAAATCTTTCTAGTGTCAATATTTAGACTTTCAATCAGTTGCAGGTCAGTAGATGGCATTCCTATCTGTGTCCACTTTAAAGGTCCTGATGATGGGAATATACGATCCATTAAAGTTTCGCCTTTCTTAGCCTCCATGAATTTTTCTTTAAGCAAATTCATTTGATCCTTTGTCAAAGTTGCACCAGCGCCATCAGGGGATATAAAGCCATAAGCACCTCCGTTACGGATTTGCTTTAGTAATTCGTTATCTCCCTCATTCTCTTTTAATACGTTCCGGTAAATAGCTTTGATTGGTGATTGTCCGTATAGTTGCGCCCCAGTCAGAGTAAAGTCAGGATTAAACGATTTAAAGTGAGCAACTTGATTTGCCGGGATTGGCACTTCTGTCATGTAAACCGACCGCATCTGATAGCCTTTAATTGGCTCAAACATTCCGCCTGATATAATCTCTATAAATTGGCTAGGCAAAGCATAAAGTTGTGACCATATTTGCTTTTCGGTCATGTTCTCATCTTTACCATTACCAAAGATATATCCATCACCAGAGCAAAGGAAAAAACCAGCTAAATCGCTCATCCATTCCTCATACGTTTGTTGCGGATTAGGTTTGGCAAGCATGTCAAGAATAGGGTTGCTTTCTAGCTGATTAAATATCTGCTCTTTAAGTTGCAAAGTCCGCATCTTAGCGGTTGCACCCTCTGCCATAGACATATTCTCATAAACCTTTAGATCCTTTTTAGTTACGCCCTCTTTGACTTCATATAGGCAATAAGCGCACTCCGCAATCTTTTTAGTAATAATATCAATGCAAGTGTAAACATCGGCGTTTTTCTTAAATCCTTCCTCTACGAATTTTACTTTGTCCTCAAAATCTACTATTACCTGATTGTTACCAATCCAGCCAAAAACGTTTTGATTGTAGAGGTTAGCGGTTATCTGTTGTTGAAGTCCAGGCATTAATGCCTCTAATTGACTATTTGCTGCCTTTTCAATATCAGCCTTAAAGATTTTAGAAAATACGCCCATTGTTAATTCCAATCAAATGAATACTCTTGTTTAATTTTAGATGCCAGCTTATTTAAAGCTACATATCGTAACGGATCGATTAAATGGTTAAATGCATCTATTGGCTCGTTCAGCATTTTGCCTGTCTTATCTTTTTTCCAAATATAACTAAATAATTCTTTTTTAAAGTTATGACTATTCGCCGTAATATTTATTTTATATCTTTTAAGAATGTCGATGCCTTGCTTAATACTATCAGGACCTTTAATCGCACCATGAATATTGAATCCCTCTGCATAGATTTCTTGAATAGATTTAGGCTCTGCTGAATCCGCTATAATCTCCTGATCTTCCGTTACACCAAACTCGCGGAGCTTACGGCATATATCCATATTGGTTAGCCTAGTTTCGTAACACATCTCATTCACCCATAGCTCACCAGATAGTTTATAAACCTCAATAATTCCAGTCGGATCATTCGTAAATCCAAAGTCAATGCCATAGCTTATCAATTCAGCACCTGCCGGGATAGCTTCGCATATTGCCCAGTTTCGGAATATAACGCCTTCAATCTTGCCGGTTAGTCCTCTAGCATAAACGCGCCATAGCTCTAGGTCTAAGTCTTTGATATCTTCAATCCTTTGGTGATCTTCTTGCGATAGGAAAGGATTATGCCTATGATCTGATATAATCAGCTTAGTATCAGGTAAACCTATAAGTTTACTATGCGCCCAAAATTCATTAGTAGGGTTGTAATCTAAATAGACCTGGTTCCTAGTCCTGATTGACAACTGCCAGTATATTTGATAGCTTAGACCATTTGCCTCATTCACAAATAAATAGTCACGCTTACCATTCTTAGCCGATTGCTCATTCTCGAATGATACGAACTCGATAAGAGATCCATTCTTAAAATAGATAATCCTTTCAGTTTTATTCCAGAATTTTAATTTTGACTGTAGGTATTTATTATCTGCAAAGATATTCTCCGCATCCCGGTAAGCACCCTTACGTAGGTTAGGCAATGATTCCCCTGCAACTGTAATAACTGATCTAGCCTCTGTAACTGCCCGGTAATATAACAGTTGCATAATAGAATAGGTTTTACTAGAGGCCGTTCCTCCTTGATTGATTAAAACCTTTTCTTTAGCCTGATAATTCTCATAAAATACTGGGGAGCATTTAAACATTATCTATATCGTTTTCAGTACTTGCTAACGGCGGAGCTTGGTTGTAAATTACTGGAGCTGGGATGGATAGCAATAGATCGCCATCAATTGCAACTTCCTGTCTTGGTTTACTCCAGCGGTATTCCATAAACATTTTAAGAGCCGCCATATCACCCTCCTCTAATTTATTATTTAGCAATGCTAAAGCCAAATCATCCATTGGTGATAGCCTTGCAATTAATGCTATCTCATCTGTTTTAGGTTTTCTACCTGCATTCTCTCTTGCTCCGCCTCTATTTTCCATTTTGATATAATTTGAATATTCAATTAAACAAATGTACAAAAATCTGATAACTTCCTAATTTTGGTATAATCAGGATTAAATTCACAATCATTCAAAGTATCTATCCTCTGTTTTACGCATTGTATAAAAATATCCCTTCTATTTTCTGTAATTTTTTCAATGTTGTAAACTTCACATGGTTCTAAGTTGTCAATTATCGCCCAACATTTTTGCAAATCGCTATCTTTTTGGAGTATTTTATCATTTCTATTTAACATAATGTAAGAATTTTAGGCTTTTTTTGCTGGTTTTTGGTCTGCAAGGTTACAACTTTTAGTAAAAGGTTGTAGGGTAGTATAAAAAAAACTGCGTTTAAAGCGTTTAAAGCCAATGGTTGTAAGGTAGTAAGCAGAAAAATCATTTTTGTAAACCCCCTATATATATATACATATACATTATATCACTTCATATATTATATAGAATATAGTTACTACCTTACTACCTTACAACAGCCGATTTTGGTTTTTGTTTTATTAAAACCTCCAAATGTCCCAAGGCATTCGCTTAGATTGTTTAATTTTTGCCATTTCAATTTTACGATTTGCAATGGCCTGTTTTTTAGCTTGTGAACGTTTATAACGCTCAATCCAAGCTTTATTTTTTTGGTCTTTTATTTCGTTAATACGGGAATGTTCCGCTTCGCGTTGTTGTCGTTGTTTAATAGCCTTTAATTTATCATTTATTATTTGTTGTTTTGTTCTATAAACTTTGTTATTAGGATCACAATTTAACTGATCACAAGCATTATATTTTTCAATATAATAACACTCCAATTTATTTAAAAGGTCTTTTTCACATATTTGTACTATTTCAAAAATATGGTTTTGATAACCATAGGTTACAAATGAATAGTTTAATTTTCTTTGACTTTTAGCTAAATAAAGTCTGTAATCATTCCATCTTCTTTTAATATTCACACTTTGACCGATGTAAATTTCGCCAGCTGGATTAGTTATTTTATAAATTCCTATCATAACAAAAAAACATTTAATTAATGTTAAAAAACATCATTTTGATAGGTTGTAGGGTTGGTAGTAGGGTTAGACAAGGTTACTACCTGCCATTTATATAAAGCTATCTTATTGATTTTAATAGCTTTACGAGTAAATCCAAGCGATTTCATACGTAAACCTATCATGACCGGGTTTAAATTAATCTGTGATCGCATCTTTATATAGCTCAATATTTCAGTAGAGGTCATGTATTCAGATTGATTATCATTTACGGGGATTTCAAAATACTTCAATAGCATATCTTCCTCTTGTGATACGGCTCTAAATTCGTCTGTGCTTTTATTCAATATCTCAATGTCATCACCGCTCAAATTATGGCTATATCCGGAGTTATACAAATGATACATTTCCATAAATAAAGCCTTTTTATCAATGGAGTTATAAAGCTCATGATCTATACTTAATACCTTAATCGGTAGGATGCGCCTGTTGCCTGTAGGATCGCTCAAAAGTCCTTCGATGTTAGTTGTACCGCAAAGCATAGCTAATCGGTTTAAATCGACTGAAACAACGCCATACGGCTCACGTATTGAAAATGTCTGGCTAGATGTCAAGCGATTTAGCATTTTGCTTTCAGCTTTTGACTTACCTCCCATTTCGTCATCCATAATGATTAGCTTTTTTGTCATCAGAATATCTGAATCTTTGCCCTGGTCTAGCTTATCCTCTGCATAATAAGACTTAAGCTCATCGGGAAGTAAACGCCTAAACCATTCCGTTTTCCCGGTGTTTTGCCCTCCGACTAATACTAGGACCAAAGGCGAATGCTTGCCATTGATTGAGGCCATTAAGGATGTTAGCCATTTCTTAATAAAAAGGTCATGGTTTTCGGTATCGGTCTGAATTGAATTGATTAGTTTATCAATATTTCCAGTGCCTTTAATTTTTATATTTTCACTAAGGAAATTATAGAATGGATTATAGGATTTAGTAAATTCAGAGAATATCACGCTCTTAACTAGCTCTTTATTGGCTTTATCTATAAAGGTTTTACAATTAATAAAGATTGAGTTTAGGTCAATATCGGTAATCGGCTTGCCGTCTATCTCTATATTTCGGCTAATTTCATTCCGCCTCATGTTGTAATTTTTTCCGATAAATTGTTTAAGCTGATTAATGATGTTTTTTTCGTCTATAGCTTCAACCTTTATATTTTCCTTTTTTGCAAGGTTATATATAAAGTCTATTGGTACTGTAGGATCTTTCTTTGTCCGCATCAAATGACTATATTTTTGGTCTGTTTTGTTTGCAGAGTATTCCGGATTCAAAGCACTTAAGGAATGAAAATAAGGCCTTCCGTTTTCGCCAAACTTCCCAGCTAAAGCAAAACCAATATTTATCCAGTCACCATAATCGGAGGTGACATCGGCCTTTTGATCAACTATATTTTTAATCACATTTGTAAATTCCGATTCAACAAATACATAAGTTGCTGGTTCTTTTTTATCCTTTTGATAGGCTTTTACTTGCACTTCTATTGCATCTTGGTTAATGTACAAATCAGGATCATAGCTCACAAAACGCGCCCTACTAATATCCTTGCACTTCTCATCCACCTCAATAATATTGTATTTTGTATAAAGATATTTGCTTAGATAATTAAAACTTTCTAAATGCAGTTTAGGGTTAATCTTAGCTATAGCACAAAGGCCAGATCCGCCACATGATACAAATGTTGCATAGAAATTATTATCGCAACATATCTGCTCGCGGACATGATTAAGGTCTTTAAGGCCATCAATATCAATGGCAATAAATCCTGAATGCTGGGTTAAAAGATTAGAGTTTCGCTCTTTAAATAGTCCGGAAATGGTCACGTAGGGAAGTGCTTTTTTACTTTCTTGACTTTTATCATTCCTATATTTTAAGACCTGATCTTGCCAATATCCATCTTTTATTTTTTCAAGAAAGTCTGAGAAAGTTAAGCTCATACCTTTTTTAGTATGAGCTATATTGTTAAAGTATGAAATGTTTGGATCTGTCATAAGGGTTGTAATTTAAATAATTTTTAGATACTCTTCAAATTTTACTTTAGCATCCGCCATGCCCTCTGCAAAAACAACATACCATCCGTTTTGGCGTAAAAATTCATGTACTTCGTTCTGCTCTTGTACGTGCTTATTATTTGATAAACTCCCATCTTTTAAATACAATCCTGAATTTTCCCGCTTTAATTCAATCATTAGACCGCAATAATTACCACATTTAAGGTAGATAGTAATATCCGGCCATCCTCTAAATGGATCTATAATTGACTTTATGTTCTGCATGGCTGGAGATAGTTTCCCGGCTGATTGTATATCTGATCTAAATCTAATATTAGGATGTTGAAGTTTTAGCCACTTACAGAAAGCAAGTTGATCTTGCCATTCGGTACGCTTTGCAGTATGTGTTACTACCTTTGCAGTTTTACGGCTATGGTATTGTGACATGGGATCTATTTTAATCTGTCCTGCTTTCTCCATTGTTCTTTAAGTTCTATAACATACTGTTCAATTTCTGCCCTCCGATCCGGGAATAGTTGCCAGAGAACGCGCTCCCTAGCAAGTCTATAATTCCGTAAAAAATCCGATTCCTTCCATGCCTTTGGTTTGGCTTTGTAAGTTTCCACCTTGCCCAGCTCTTGCGCGTTGCCTCTGCCATCAGTTTTAATGTGTTTTTTGGGCATAATAATTAAGGATTGCTTTTTTTACATCTCTTTGCCGATACTTAACAAGCGATCGACCTCTGATATAATCTAAAATAATTTTTTGGTGTAAGTGATTAAACATTGCTTTCTAACGTTATTATTACCGCATCATTTGGCCTTTTATAAAACCAATAGCTACTCATCCATTCGCATATAGTCGGCAAAGGTATATTTAGCAATCTATGAGCCTCTGCTGGAGTTAAATTATCGCCAATACACCTTTCTAGTGTATTAGCGATTAACTCTTTATTAGCAACTTTTAGCCTATGTTTAAAGGCTCGTTTTCTTTCGTGTAGCATTAGAACCCCAAGTCATCATGTTCAGGTTTGGCAGGTTCTGCTGGTGTTGGTTTAGCTCCACTAGGCAATTTTGCATTCCCAAAATATACCTTTTCGTCTAGTGCATCTTTTATGGAGTTAAGCTGAAAAGACAGAATATTTCCGTATTGATCAGGTTCGTCATTCATCCAAACTGCAATATTTGCGTACAGTTTTCCGTTTTTTTCAGACTTATTAAAAGCCGAATGATTTTTTTTAAATGCTTCGCTTAAATCACTCATACAGATAGATCCATGCATTGGTTTGTTAGCCATGTTATTTGGTTTTTAAAAGTGTATTGATATATTCCCGGCATTCAACTACCCGAGATTGTAGTTTTTCAATTACTTGCGGATCGTAATCAAACTCAAAGGTTTTAATTCGATCGGATTCTGGTATCTCAACAAAAGGGCCTGTAAATCCATTGCAAAATTCCTCAATGTACTCGCCAAATGCACTTTTAGTGTAAACCATATTACTAATAGTTTTAAATATATTTTTAGCCTCTGTAGTCCACTTTACGGCTTGCATGACTAAATCTATATCCGCATCTATTAGCGTATAGCATAGCGAGGCTTTACGGCATCCAGTCAAATGCATATAGACTTGCAACTGATTAAAGTAGTCAGAATTTGGTATTTCGGTTTCAAACATTGGAAAAGTATCTAAAGACCAGGAGCATTTATTATCGTAAACTACTCCGTTGTGTATTAGATCGGGAGTTCCGCAAAAATAGTCATCCTGAAAAAACTCCTGATTTTTATATACCATTCCCAAATCCAACTGCAAAGCCATGAGCGTAAATCCCTCCTCCTCTAGTCGGTTACCTTTATCAATGTATTTTGATTTGATTTCTGTGCGCCTTTTATATAGCGTTTCTTTAAGCCATTGTTTGCAGTAGGTTTTACCTGTTTCGCCAAGTCCTTTTACTCCAGCGATTTTACCAGCAGATGATGCCCTTATTTTAAAGATTTCCATTTGGTGTCGAATTGATTTTGTAAGTTTTCGGTTAAGTGAGTTTTAAGAGTTTGCAGAGTTTCCCGGTCATTTGCCTTTTCGATTAGCTTTTGCATCCGATTTTCCTCTTTGCTTTGAGCAACTAAATGCAACTTATCATCGGAAGTAAAAGCAATAGTATCTTTTCGATTCAGGTCACTTCCAAAGGTAGTCCCAAAATGATCGCAAGCATCCTTTATGGCTACAGTTTTAGCTAATGGATAAGCCATTGATAAAGCTCCGTTATTAATATTAGCTAAATCCGCCGCTGACTTCCCGGAGGCAGTCTGCAATTGAGCAGCTCCAATCCCATCGTGAAAATCCCAAAGTCCGCTAATTGGATTTAGATAGTGAACCCTAACCACAACATACACGCCATTGAATGAAGATCCCTCGCGTAGTATTTCGATGCGATAATTTTTAAAGATACGCTTTAAGAGATATTCTATTTTGTCAATAGGCAGGTATTTGTATCCTTTAATAAATGGATGAACTTTTATCCAGGATGCTGGAGGCTGACCATTCAGGACAACTTGCAAAGCATCTGTTTTTACTAGCCCTTCCGGATCTGAATAAAGCTCTTGCAAAGTTGGCAATTTCTTTTGGTGTAATTGGATTTCGCTCATATAACTTCTAAGTAAAATTTAATAAATATTTCAACAATG